AACCCTGAACAGACGCATTAAAGAAGAGGTATGTAGCGTTAACAGCTGCACCCCACTCCCCTTGCTTATTGAAGTTTACTGTAATGTTCTTAGCAAATTGAGCTGATTTCTCTCTGCTTATACCGCCTTCTCTCGCTGCGATATAGGCCGATAGACGTATGCTGTTCTCAAATGCATCGTTCATACCTTCTATAAACTCAAGAGCTCCTTTAACCCCGCCTATAATCTTTTGTGCGCCAGTCTTACCACTATCATCAATCTCTAATTCAGCAGCAATGTCCTCTAAGCTTTTCTGGTACGCCCATCCAGTCTTACCGCCATCCTCCTTGAATTGCTCGTAGTACTTCATGATAAGCGGATCAGGTGAAGCACCAACCTCATTACGCACAAGGGTCTTCAAGGATGGACCCACCATCTTGAATATCTTACCCATAGCGTCCGTTCCGTTCAGGAATCCACCCTCGATGTCTGTTTCTGCGGATGCATTGAATATAGCTGACTGGATATCGCGTGAGAAGTTACTGAGAATGAATTCAGGGTTTCTAGATGTGAACGCTGCCCGCAGCCATGAGTTAAGCGACCCCATCATCTTAACGAAGTGATTAGTCTGTGGTAGGTTCATAGACCTAAGTGCTTGCGCGTATGATGGGTCTTTGAATCTAATAGCCTTTTGTACTCCGTCTACACGTACAGAAACGATATTCGGATCGTCATTCTTGTACCCGTTCTCCTCTTTGTCTAGCACCTGCCATACATCTGGATTCGGGTTATTCTCCACGAGCTTATACAGGGCGTTCATAGCCTCATTGGTACGACCCTTGATGCGCACTGCTGCGTTCTGCGAAATAACCTGAGCTACAATGTTGTCGGCCTGAGTGCCTCTACCTTTTGCTCGCTTTGTTGTGCTTCCTGTAACGCTATACCCAGTACCTCCATTAGGGTATGGTGAGTAACCAAGGTCGCCCTCGTCGTTTGCCCTACCCTGTAGCGGTACGTAGTTACTGAACATTTCTTCAAAAGCGTCGATGGTTTCTTGAGTCTCAAGACCAAGGTTAACCATAGCGTCTCTGGTGTCTTGCTGTATTAGCCTTACTGTCTTAGCTACATCCTCAAGCTTACCTCTCTTATCCTCGGACAGATTAGCAAAATACTCAGCTGCTTGTTCGTTTGTTTTACCACTACCGTTTTGGTTCTTACCCTCGGTGCGTTCACTAATGACGGCGTTACGTTCCTCTACGTGGAGGTTATACATGTACTCATCAAGATCCTGAACAGTCAACCCATTGTTTTTCAACTTGTTAGAGATGTCTTTCGTGGCTTGATCGAGTCTTTCGAGATCATTGGCAGCCTTACCATACATAAGCTCCTCAGCCATCCTGAAATCCTCCTCCTTTCTAACCTGTCCTTGCGTGCCTTTAGCTACGTCTTCCTGCAACTTAAATACCCTTCGGTACTTATCCTGGAGTCTTGTAAGCCACACGTCAGCAAAGTCAGCCATATTGCTCTGCTCGCGCATATCCCATGTAGCACCTCCTATATCCCCAAGGTTGTTTCTGCCAGAAGATTTGGAGAACATAACCATCCGATAGTCTGGAGCTGGTACATCAACCTCGTACCATTTATTGCCATTCTCGTCTCTTACAAGTCTAGAATCAAGCCCGATGGATCGCAACGTCTTGGGAAGGTCTCTGTATCGCTTTCTAAGTGGGCCTTGTTTTTGTCTTTGTTCCTCAAGCATCCCTTGAGTCATTGGTCCTCCCATATCAGTATCTACACCAAACTCGTCACTCATATATTCCTGAAGGTCCGTGTCATCCATATCCCACCACTGAACGTCAGCGGCGGTTTTTTCGGTGGGGAGTCTAACAACCTTATCCCCGTTCTCCTGAGCTCTCTTGACGGCGTATCTAATAATCTGTTTCTCCCAAGAATTCTTTGCGGAAGAAACACCTTCTATGACCTCTTCATCTTTTGTTTTTCTGTGTCGCTCCACAACCTTTACAGTATCGTCGTAGAACGCCATCCTCTCTTTGTGGCTTGCGTCTGCGAGTTCCTCCCCAATAGCGATATCTGCAACGGCATCAGCCATATAGTCAATAGTGATAACTAAGTCACTTGCAAAGCCACCTAGATTGTTTTTCTCTCCTGGCTGGACAAAAGGATACTTATTAAAGTGGTCATTTATGATATCTTCAATTTGTTTTTCTGTAGAGTTAACTGGTGCGTTGAGGTTGGACATAGCGAACTGCCTCAACAAGATTCTAAGCGCTCTTACATTGAAGTTTGGATCGTTCTTTAGTGTATTGCTCAAAAGGCTTGCGACATTGGGTGCATCTCCCGCCCTTTCGTCTGAAACGTTTTCCACTCCTTGAAGCACGTCATCCCACCAGTCTGCATTAAATGCATTTTCTTTTCCTCCAGCAGCAGAGATAAGCTCCGACCTGAAGTCATCGTAATTTTCTAAAATGTGCTTTAGGAATTCAAGATTTTGAACACTTACGTCAAACTCGTCGGAAGCATATTGCTGAATTATTACTGATTCTGGAAGCTGACCTCTGCCAAACGAATTTTCCAGCCCTTTCTGATACGTATCTGACTGAAGCTCAGAAACATAGAGAACTCCTGGTTGCTCAGGGTCCGTAAACATTCTCATGTGAGCATGCACAGGATAATCGAAGTGGTCGCCGTAAACACCTGCTGTACCGTAAATTTCTGGATCTCCGAGGAAAGGAACCGTAGTTGCCACAAGCTTTCTGTATCTTCTGCCGTACAACCTGTCCAAACCGTAATCTGCGTGGTCCCTCACCTCATCAAGAGGTTGTAACATCTTCTTTTCGAAGAATTCGTCTACGTCTTCCTTCGGGATAAACTTTACGTTAGGGTATACACTTAACAGACTTTGCAGTACAGCTTGTTCGGCCTTAGAAGCCTTACCCATGATTTGCAGTAGGCTGTTCACTGGGACCCCTTTTACCCCGCTAACATCTACAACTTTTTGTGATACACGCCCAGAAGCTCTGGAAAATGAAATTTCCCCTTTAACGTTTCCTCTTGCTGACTCAGTTTGAGTCTCACCTATGGTAGACCCTTTAAAATCTTTATAAGATTCATTTATAGGGATTAATTCGAGCATAAACTTCATCCTAGTCTCAAACTTCTTAGTTTTTGAGACTATAGCGCCTTTAAATCCAATGTCATTCGGTATCTTCGCGGAAACCAGTCCCAAGTCCACTCCTACGTCTTCTCGAACTATGTAAGGAATGGTTCTGTACGCTATAATATGCCCAGAATTCTCGTCGTTTAAAAAAGGATCTAAAAAGTCGTTTTTTTGAGCGAAGTCAAGAGCTTTTTCGTAACCAATTATCTTAGCGATTTTATCAATAAAAGATTTTTTAGAGGTGGCAAACGGATCCCTTACCTCCCCTTTTATAAAGGAGTCAAGTATTTCAATAACATCTTGTGTGCCGTTCTTTAATACCCATACATCTTCAAAAGCTTCCGATAGAGTTTTAGTTGGTGTTTCTTTTTCGCGATCTGCATAAGCTTGCCTAATCTTCTGAACTACCATTTCTTTCCCACCCTCAAAGCTAGTGTAACCTATGTTAGAGGTTGTGGTATTCAGTATATCCTGGACCTTCTCTACCACCCATTCCATTTGGTTTCCTTTTTCAATACCTTCCAGGATGTTTTTCTTAAGCTCAAGAGCTATCGTTGCAGCGACATATGGATTTGCCGCTATAGAATCTAGATTCAACGAATTAAAAGTCAATACAACCTCTCCTCGCTCTCCAGCCTTAAGTCTTTTGCTTAAAGCATCGAGATTGGCTTGTACTTCTAAGGATCTAATTACACTGGCAGCATCCCGAGGGTTTAAATGAGTGGATATAATCTCATTACCTTTAAGTTCAGGCTTAACGCCTTTACCAGAAAGTTTTAGGCTTGATTGCTTTTTAATGCCAGAAGGGTTCTTTTTTTCTCTCTCTATATACGAAGTATCAAACCCTACGCTAACCCCTCTCTTTCCATTTAAATCTTCTCGGCTCCCTTTAAGTTCTTTTTTTCCTCCAGTAAAGTGTTTAATGTGTTCTTTGGACGCTTCATATCCTGATGTTCTGCTAAAGCTTATTTCCCCATCTGAAATAATATCACCCTGTCCAGCTTCATTAAAACGCTTAATACCGCTCATATTGAACAGCTCTGGGTGTTTTTGCTTGGATACGTAGCTGGCTGTGCCTCGCATCTCTTTTAGCTGATCCTCCGTAATACCAGAATCTATAGCCGCCTGAATATTCTTCTTAGCGATAATCAAACCTTCGAAGTCTTGCTCACCTCTCCTTAGATTTGCCTTTCCCTCTGGGTAGAAATCCTGAAGAGATGCTTGACCAGCCAGAACAGAGTTTTGCAACAGATCACCAACCTCTTTAATCATCTCCGAGTACTGCCTTCTTGACTCTGCTATATCGCCTTGCTCAGTGACAAACCTTTGAGATTTAATCTGTGCTCTTGTTGGCATTCTTTGCATCACCACTTTGTTGCCCTCTGCATCGGTCTTTGGCTTTGGAGGATTCACCTTCTGGCGCTTGCCATCCTTGATGATGTACATGTTCGTGATGATGCCAGGGTACTCCTGATTGGCAGTCATCTTGTTGTACCAGTTTCTGAAATGGTAGAAGTCGTTTACCTTAATCTTCTGTGGTACAGGTGGGGGCGCTGTCGCCCACTCCATATACTCTACACCAGCCTCTCTGTCGAAATCGTAGTAAATAGTTTCATTCTGTAGATAGGTAAACTCACCACGCTGGCGGGATTGAGAGACCTCATCGGCTTGTTGCTGCGGCGGTGCTGCACCAGGCTGTACGTCTAACTTTACCGATTTACCCTTTAGGATATTGACCACCTGATTTGCTACAGCAAAGAGATCCTGTTCGTTATTGATGACCCTGTTGCCAGCAAACAGATTATTAAACCAATCCTTGATACGCTGCCATACGCTTCTGTATCTTGACGGCTCTTTTCTGTAATCAATAAAGAACGCGGCTATAACCTCCTCTTGTTTTTTAGCTTCAGAAGCTTTAAAATAATCCGATCTAACTCTGTCAATCAACGCTTTTAGCGCTGGATTATTCTTAGAAAGCTCTTTAAGTTTATTATAGAACTCCTCTCGTTTGGTACCATTTTTCCCAAACATATCGTAGAGCATATAGTGCGTAATAAGCTCTTCAGACACAAGGTCTGTAGCAGAGGGTATAGCGTATGAAAGATTTAGCTTTCTAGCCGCTTCTTTCACGCTCTCTACAAACTCTGCGGAGTTTGTGTCTAGAAGGTGAACCTCAGTTGGCTGACCATTCACTATGTTTACAAAACCGTATACAAATTCTCCAAACTGAATCGGTACAAATTCGTTACCCCTTCCCTGAGACTCAAGTGCTAATCTCTCCGCTTCATTGGAATAGGCGTCTATCGACGCTTTTGTTCTATGGTTTCTTATAATCTGTCCCTTACCACCAGGAAGTTTACCCACAGCTTTAATCACTCTTCCTATAATTGCCTGAAACTCAGGTGAAAATCCAGCTTCAGCAAGACCTTCTGGTGTCATGCCTTCTACTTCTATTTCAGCAAAATCAGCTACGTCTTCCTTTCTCTGTTGCGGCTCTTGTGCGGGTTGCTCTGTAGATGGCTCTTCTGCTTGTGGTTCTGCCATCCCCTCTGTTTCGTCGAACAGAGAAAGCTGAGCACCTTCTTCGCTCTGCGGAGCTTCCTCCATCGCTTGATTAGCAGCATCCTCTTCTATGGTAACTTCCTCTGGCTGGATTTCTACTTTCTGACCATTCGCTGTCTCTACGACCGTACCCCCTGTAGGTGTTATCGGTTGAGTTATTTCTTTTATCTCTTGCTGTTTCTCCTCTGGAGACATCTGCTGATAATCAGCCCCTATCTTTTTTATTTTGTTCTGAACATCCAAAAGCTCTGTTTGCTCTCTTGCGCTCATTCGGTCTCCCTTGCTCCCTACTCTGTTTTTAAGGTCAGATTCTCTTTGAAGCAATCTAAAGAGCTGTTTTTGTGTAGACGTGTTAGCATCTTCAGGAATCTGCCTGACGATATCGTGTAGCTCTTTATTTTTCTTCTTTCTGTTTGCATACTCTTTAGGTGTCATTTTTCCAGAGACCACATCCATTCTGTCCTTCGCATCCAGGATGTCAAGGATTTGTTCGTTTCTCATGACGTTCAGCTTGAGCATATCCTCATCTGAGAAACTAGTCTTTCCAGCCCTGTATATACCTGGAGCGCCAAGCATAAACCCTCCTAATCCCTCGTGAAGCGCAGCAGTAAGGACTTGCTTTACAAATTCGTTAGTAGATTCAGCTACTTCAAAATTATTGGTTTTTTCACCCCAGCGATTGTATGCTTGTTTTAAAGCTTCCGATGATATCTCCTGAAGAAGCCCTGTCTCAGCCTCGGCAAAAAACGAAGCGCCAGCAGCAAGACCAGCTCTACCTAATGAGCTTTTAACATCCTGCTCAATTATTTCATAAAGCGTTTTGGATGATAGGTTTGCTCCAGCCTTACCGATAGCTCTCGATACCAGTCTATTAGTAAAGCCGCTAAAGGCTTTCATTTGACGGAAACCAAGACGCTCAAGCACTACCTGAGAGGATACATAGGGTAGGATGAATTTAGCTTTAGACTCTGGGGAAACGTCATCCCACTCTTCACCAGACATCATATCATCGGCATGACGCATAGTTTGCCCTACCAAAGCAATTGTGTTAAAATACCTTGAAGGGCTCACAAATGAAGGCAAGGACTGCATAGCCCCAGAATAAACCTGAGTTAATATATTTCTACGCTGAAACTCTTCCACCCTCTCTTCGGAAAGACCATAACCAGACCTAACCATATCTGCCCAGTCTGTCCAGTCAGCCTCCTTAGCTGCCTTATCATATGCCCGCGCAAATGACTGATCAGAAAGAGCATAGATGCCTTTTTCTGGGATATCGGAAGCTACTTTACCAATGGCTAAACCAATTTGAGAGAGCCCCTCAATAACAGATTCAACACCAGGCCCCATAAACGGATACAACATCATACCGATAGTTGACCCTTGATCTTCCTTTAAAGAAAAATATCTACCCACATTTGATGTGTAAGCGTCTGCCCTGCGAGAAATAGAAGCTTGTTGATTTTCAAGATCTTTCTTTATGTCCCTTAAATCACTAGCTATTTTATCGGCTGATTCTTTATCGTTCTGTGAGAGAGCTACCTCGTATGCGTTTAAGAACTCATCATACTGTCGCAGTCCCTCCTGGACTTTTTTAGATTCGTTCTCGATAGCCAGTGATTCGTTCTCGATAGATTCGTAGTCGTCAAAAACTGTAGTACCAAGGAAATTAGCTTTAGCTAAATCGTTTATACTATCTGCGTCTTCAATCATGTTCTTGTTCATGAAAGAGACCAAATCCTCTGTTCTTGTTTGATACTCTCTCTGAACCTCCTGTTCGTAAGGGCTTTCGGCGTACTCCCCGAATTTAAATCTAGAGGTCTCTCCATTTGGAGCCGTTACTTTTATGAAGTCGGCACCAGGGATTGACTCATCAAATTGAAAGCCGTATCGATTGTACTTGTTTCTTAGGAAGTTTACAGCTTCTTCTTCAGATTGTTGAACAACACTCCCGTTAATCAAATTAAGGTCGTTGTCAAACATACCCTTAATCTGTTCTTGCTCCATCGGCTGGAATCCAGCATACGGGTCGGGTTGCTTCTCTTCTTCTTTGATGTATACGTTGGGGTCTACGTCTACAGGCATCTGAGACATAGCCGCGTTAAAATCATCACCCGTCAGGCCAGAGAGCTGGAAATACCTAGCTGCTGCTTTATTAGAGAGATTGCCTCTCTTAGCCCATTCAATGTAGTTTTGGAGGTCTTTTTCATCCATACTACAAATATAGGGAATGAACGATATCCTTATCTGAACGCCATAGCGCTATCGAAGATACCCCAGTTATTGTACTTATAGTCTCTTGCGTTATAACTACCGTCACCTCCAGATGCTATAGACCCTGCTACAGCGGCTGCATTCTTGGCTGCGGAAAGACCGACAGGCGGAAGACTCTCTATGTTTCTCTTAGAAAGATTCATGAGGGCTTGCTGTATGTCTGGTTTTATGTAGTCGTCTAACGTTCTAGAGAGCATAGAGTCTGCTTCAACTTTAACGGTTCTGAGAATCATACCTGGCTCGTTCGATTTCACCACGTCTTTATTCTCGCCTTCTCCTCCAATTTGTCCTGGCTCTCTGATTACTACGTACATATTGCCGAAGGCGTCTACATTGAAGCCTACAATCTCTCTGTCTTCTCCGATAGCCATTCCCGTGATAGGCTTTGCTAATTCATACATAGAGTCGAATCCAGTTGTCAGTGCTGGGACTGAGGATCGCATACTTCCGAGTGCAGCACCTAATGGAGGAACCTCCTCTTCTCCTCTGGCCGAAATCTTTGGCATATCCCCAGGATCGAATTGCCCAGCAATTAGCTTTTTGAACCTGCCAGAGAGTGTTTTATCCTCGTCTACTTTCACAACCTCTGGCTTAGGTGGTGCGTAATGCGTATGGAAGGAACGCATAGCGTCCTTAGTAAACTGGTCTTTAGCTGCCTTCATAAACTTATCCTCCTTCATAAGGGATTCTAAATCACCAGGGTTTCCGCTAGCTTCTTTCCAGGCTTTAGCAATCTTACGTTCCAGTTTTGGATCCTCCGCCTTGGCTTTAATCCAGTCTTTAGCGTCTTTAGGTCCTTCTGGGAAGCTATAACCCTTTGAGTTTGACTCGAACCACTCAAACCCTCCCTCAAAAGGAAGCTCCTCAAGCTTAGGCATAAACGGGTTTTCGATACGTCCCTGTTGGCTCAGTCGAGGTCTCCCGTTCTCATCAACCTGTAATTTACGCTCCCGATTAAGAGCCATATACGCCATCTCGTAATCCTCGTTCTTCTTAACATCCATGAACCCGTCTTTCTCGTATGGGTCTACACCAGATGCTTTTCTGCCCGAATGTCCCATCCAAGTGCCCTGCGATAGCCCTGCCTGCGCTGTACCGAAATTCTGATTCTTGTATGCCTCAGACGCATCAATAAAGTTATTGAGTTGCTGGGCCATTTGCCTGAACTCAATTATCCCTTCTTTACTGTCAGTGAAATCGTCTATATGGTCTGTCATCCACTGGGCCATCTGCTGCGCCTCGGAGTAATCACCACCGAACATAGTAGACTGGTCAGCCATCTCAATCATAGAAGCCAGTTCAAGACCACGGGCCTCTTTCTCTTGTTTTCTCTTCTCTATATTACCAAGCTCCTCTCTGAACCCTTTGTAAAGGTCTGGAACCTGGCCTGGCATCGGATATTTAATCATCTTCTGTTTCTCATTGAGAACTCACGCATCAGCTTGCGGAAGTATGGTGATTGCTTAGCCACTTTCTTTTGCTGATCTGGATTTAGGATAGCCTCCCCTCCAGTCATCTCCCCTACCTTAGCCCCGTCTTGCATGATGTCGATTGGGTTGGATTTGTGAGAGAAAGCACCCTTTGTCATCATTCCACCGTCCCTGTAAGGATTACCCCCATAAGCCGACATCATGTCCTCATAATCACCCGCGTCCCTATATAGGTTGGGGTTAACCACGTCACCCTCTAACGTTGTGTATTGCCCTACGTCAAAACCAGCGTCTGCAAAAGATTTACCTCCACCAAAGTCAATCCCCTTGAGTAAACCCTGTCCAAACTGCCCAGCGATAGAGCCAAACGCCTGACCCAGAGCTGCTTTTCTTTGAGCCTCTAACCCTCTGTTATACTGTTCAGCATCACGGAGAGCAGTGAACTCAGAACTAGCCAGTTGCTGTTGAAGCGCTGTGTTAGCGTCCTGAACCCTCTGCTGTTGACCAGCGTACTGACCAAGAGCTGCTTGCTGTCTTTCTGCTGACTTAGCTTCAATACCCATTCTCGATTGTGCTGCCTGTCTTTGTGCAGCCCCAAGCCCACCTAACAACGCTTTAGCCCCACCAGCCTTCAAAGCCCCAACACTAGAAGCCTCTTGCTCGGCGGCAATCTGACGCTGCATATCAGCAGCTGGGTCTTGCTTAGACATAGCGAGGTACTCGTTCCATGCGCTACCAACGCCGTATTGGGGCATAGCGGCCTTTAATTCCTCATACTGCTCGGCGATTTGTTCTGGTGACTGCTTAAGCGCTTCAGTGGCTCCTCTGGCGCCTAGGAACTGACCAGCCGCTGGGCCTACAGCCCCGATAAGCTTTCCTGCGCCTTTAAGTAATGCTGCTAGTGTTACTGGGTCCATTCTACAAATATAGTTATTATCCGCCTAACGGATGATGAGACTTAGAGTCGGTTATGTGTGTGTTGATGCAGTATAGCTCGTGTTTAGTTGTATCGGAGTTCTGCATCTTGATTTTCATCCAGTGACCACGCATTGAATCTTCAGTAGAGCTGTAATTTTGTTTTGCTATAGTCATCGTGGCTGGACCAGCAACACTAGGAGTGCCAGAAAAGCTTATTACATTTCCAATAACCGAGGTTACCGCTACTTGTGTATTGTTTTGTGTATTGTTTACAAAAACAGAGACGTTTGCTGGTGAACCTAAAGGTATTGGTAATCTGTTTAATCTCAAAGTAGAAGAGTACACGCCTGGACTTTCCTGCGTTAGAGTTCCGAGAGATATGATCGATTTGCTGGTGTATATAATATCAGTTTTTTTATTTCTAGGCATAGAAGTGTAGTAAGAACCCTCTCTTTCGTCCCATTCTGTTATCCCGCCTGTAATCTGTCCGAGATCCGTCTCTATATCATTCGTAGACACATCCCACAATGCGGAATCACCCTCATATGACAAAGCGTTAAATACCTTAACGCGGGAAGGGGACAGCTTAGAAACCATCTGAACCTCTGATGGATATCCTGTTCCGTAGAAGCTGTTGTATGTTGTACTGTCGTGTTTCCAGAACAGATTATCTCCGCTAGTGTATTTAGCGCTAAACAGCATGTTGTTCTGGTTAGAGTAGATATCTGGCGCAAAGCTGTACCTGCTTTGCCACACTCCTCTTGCTGCGTCATACCCAACCGTCTCGGATGTACCTCCAAGTCCAGTCAGGTAATATGTATTGTCTCTTGGGTCATATCCGCTCACATACTTAGTGTGGCTGTTCGTGAAGAAATCTTCAAAGAATGAAGACATGCTCTTGTCAGAAATAGGAACTAACTGACCCCCAGTCAGAGCGCATACAGCCTGTCTAGATTCGTCTACAAAGAATACGCTGTTGTCTTGAATAAGAACAGCTTCTGGATGGTTGCTACACCCGTAGTCACCAGCTGAGTATCTGCGCTGACCAAGCACGTTAGTAGATACTGCTACGTCTGCGCTACCGCTGGCGTACTCAAGGATGTTCTTGTTTACAGGAATCAAGCAAAACTTGTTTTCCTGTAAGGCAACTAAATCGTCGTTGTAGTTACCTATGTAGTTAATGGCCCCGTATCTCCCGTCAAGGCTGTCGAAGTTAGCAAGAGAGGGGTTGAAAGAAGATAGTGAAAGGTTGGCTACATCTTCGGCGTATGCTTCGCTATACGTGATTCCGTTTAGTCTTCTTACCTCTGCTGCGTTTTCAAAAACTATATGTGCACGACCCTTATTCCAGTCGCTAGAACTAAAGAAGTCGCTAACTGATTGACTTTCAGTATATATTGTTTCGTACCTCCAGTCTTCAGGATGCTCTTCGTTCCATTCGTTAGCTTGGCTTTGATGATTTGGATCCCTAAATGGTGTCTTACAAGATGTTGGCCTGTAGTGAACATCCCCATAATTTAAGACTCTTAAAGGACCGTGGTTGTTACTCCCTTGGTTTTGATCTCTTGGCGGACCAATCGGGTAGGACTCACCTATTTCATAATAGACCTCTTTGTCAATTTTAGACGGAGTTAGTATCTCAACCAAACATCTTTGACCCCAGTAATTTGCGTTAGTCGCAGCAGTGTTTCCAGAGTCTGGATACGTTGAATTGCTTATCGAATACCAATCAAAACCAACATATTTCAACCCAGTATCAACCGTACCATCACTGTTAGAATCAACCTGAAGATTTGCATGTATGGCTGGAGACTCTAACACTAGAAAGGTTCCGTGATGAGGGTCCTCCTGCCCTGCTTGATGGTTCGAGCCTGTATGTAGTTTCTCAGAGTCTATGATTTCAACCCCAACAACATCAAATTCTATAACGCTTCCGTCATTAGCCCTTGGATATGTTACGTTCAATGGATTTGTTGCGTAAGCACCAGAGGCAGAGTCGTAATTAATAACTCTTAGTTTGTCACCCTCTGTGAAAGAGTATCTAAGCAATGCAGACTTTTCTTCTGAAAAATCATTAAGAGTATTAAGTGAGACGTAGACCCGCCTGTCTTGGTCGTCCGTCGCGTTATAGTAAGCTCCTCCTACCGTGTAGGAAACAACAGAATCGAACGAACCCATACCAGGGTATACAAACTGGTATCTATCGGCCCAAGTGGGAGGCTGTGAGTTAAACGCAACTGATATTGATGCTGGGCCGTTATCGCCAGATCTTCCAGAATCCCCAAAAGGAAGAACGTATACGCTTCCAATCTTGTTTACATTCCCAGACCTGTTGTATTTGTCATAGTATACAACACCTATCTCGTGGGTAGATCCAGCCTTGAATGTCGATAAGCTGTGGTTTGCCGTGCTGTTAAACACCTTTCCAGTAAGGTTCGCAGACGGTATGTCGTAAAACATTGTACCTTGAAGACCCCCTCCTAAAAACGACTGAGTAGTTATAGCGTATGTATTAACACCTACAGTGCCCCCTTCCCATCCGCTAATAGAGGCAAAATATATCCTGGGCTTTAATGTAACAACAGCTGAAGAGACATCAATATCAGCTGGCGTATAAGTCCACGCCGTGGTTACAGAGTAGTTTCCGCTACCAAGCCCGACTATATCGCCAGTTCCGAAAAGAGTCGTATTGCTTCCGTCCACTACAACACCCTGCATGGCGGAGTGGAGTACGTCGTAAGTTTTTGAAAAGTTATACCCAGTAACGTTATTTGCAAAGAAAGTAGCAAACTCCGCATGAGTCATGTCTGAGGCGTTTGTTAACGTAAGCTCAAAGTTCCAACCATCTGAAACCTGATATATAGGTATTATGTCAGATGCTGTACCACTTCCAGAGGGACCTTCCCCAAACTTAACCTGAAAGGTTCCGCCAAGAGAATCAACCGCATCCAACACGATGGCCCCATCAGGTGCGTCTCCAAAGGATCCAGAAGGATCTGTTTCAAACTTTACCGTTGTAGTACTTCCTGCTGGCACATTCGAAGTAGTAAACAGAGTAGAGAAGTCTATAGCTATATCTCCATTCGTGTTGGAGTTGTCCTCTGAAATGCCATTAGCTGAAGATCCGTTTTCTCCGCCACCCCTAGCCGCAGAATAGGAAACTGTTAGGGTGGCGTCTACAGGGTCGCCATTTACGTCTCCGTTTGCAAATCCCTCCGAGTAATTCGAATACATTAATCTGTTCCCAGTAATCGCCTGACCTTCAGTTTTAATGGGAACGTTGTCATAAAGCTTGTTTACAGTGTTCGCGTCTGTAGCGGCGTAGGCGCCTTCATTAAAAAACCTGTATATAGCCGTGTCTTTGTCATACACGGAAACGGAGCTGCCGTATATATATCTATTGAGATTCGCATTAGGATCAAACTCATCTATGACCCTAAAGGCACCTGTGTTGCTCTTCCTCGCTAGCAGCCTTACTTTTTTTACGTCTGGAATGTTTTTGGGGCTTTCTGAGATGCTACTCCAATTGAGTTTTATGTTACATACATTATCCTCATAGTAGTTTGACGTAGAAACCGAACCGACAGAGGAGTTGTCAATTCCGATTATGGACGAACTATCTGGAAAGCAAAGACTAGAATATGAGGATATAGCGGACTCTTCCCCATCGGTGTACACGTACTGATAGGCAAACTGGAAAGTACTTAACCTAAAGTTGTTTGCATCTATTGAAGTGTCGGTAGAAAAATAAAAAGTTGGAGGCTTAGTGGGTGCCGCCTTAATAGAGTTTAAAGCGTAGTCTAGCTTACTTGAGCTAAGTCCAGAGTACTCACCTGCTATAGCCCTGTCTACATTAATCTTCCTGGGAGCGTTTTTATTGTCAGTGAAGTACAGAATAGTCTGTATGATTCCGTCCTGCTGAAAAGACCCGTTTAATACGTCCGCTTTAACGAATCCATCCTCGTCAAAGTTCAGCCAAGTATTCTTAAACACCAACTGAGTAGCGTTGGTGTTCGTGTTTACTCTGTAGATAGCATCATGGACAAAAGTTTGACCCACAGTAGCTACAAAGAAGTAAATGTACCCAAGCTGCGAGTCAGAAACCTGACCGATTACTTTCACCTCATCATCACCGATACCAAGTGTTGCACCAGTAATGGCCGTTGTCCCCTTTACGTTCTTAAGCACCCCCTCGCTACCATCCCCATCCTCGGATATAGAAACGTTGAGGGCATCCGTCATGGCACCCTCCTTTAGCAGACGCTCGTCCTCGTCGCTGACAAGGAAGCGTGGTATCATCTTATCAATAGGCATCAGAACTTAGGTGCTTGCTTATAGTTCTTTCTAATCGTCTTCAGCGCCTCCTCCTTCGTGAATGACTTAATACGTGCGTTCGCTTTTCTGCGTTCGTTGTAGTACTCCTGCCTAGCACGGGCTTTCTCGTTCGCAGGTACAGAGGCTTTGCGCTCGATAATCTTGTAGTACATGTACGACGTCAGTGCCTCCTCAAGGTATACGTGTACGCTTGGGTTTTTGGAGCGTGCCTCGTCAGCAACGTACTCGATAACAGCCTCACCGATATCCTGGTTTGTCTCCAGCTCTATTCTGTTCTGATCGAGGTTCACGCGGAAGGTACCGTAGTAGTGACCACCACCAATCCCGTAGAGGCCATTTGTAGCCCCGTATACGTAGTTTCTAAAGATGTATGAGTCAAACCCCTGGGTTATATCGTCAGAGGCTGCTGGTGAGCCGCTATTCGTGGCACCCTTAGAATCAATCCTGTCGTATACTCCATCCCCATCACTATCATAGGCTTCGGCGGCGGTCCCTACCTTGTTGCCGCTACCGTCCTCATACGCCTGAGAATAGTTTACGTTCTTGTTCTCACCGAGTACATACACGATGCCGTCGCTACCAACCACCCCTACCTTACTCCAATCAACGAAATCATCTGGGAGCTCTATCGTATTCGTAGCGCTTACGGTTAGCTTCAGCGAACGAATCTTCTTGGACATATCAAACCCCATCTCACGGATACCACGTAGCGCGTGCGTCCTAATCTGTGTATCGGATGCATTACCAGCGTAGTCATCGTCAGCCAATGTGATGATGAAGTCGTTTATAATCTGATCGAGTGGTACAGTGTTTCTAGCCATTAGTAAGTCTCTGCTTGTTTCCTAGCCTGCATCTCCTGACCAGTGTAGTTAACGATATCGTTATCCCTGAGATTCAGCCCGACCATCTTACCGATCTCATACACCAAATCAGAGGTGTAGTGTTCTGGAAGTTCGAAGTCGATAGATGAGGTAACGTTTGGTGGATACGCAACCCTATCCCCAGTAGCGTTTCTCCCCTCTGGAAACTTGTAGTATCGAACCTCTATCTTGTTGATGCTGGTAGGGAATACATGGATGTCATCCGATACCAAGGCCACAGGGAATTCCTCTGTAGGTGCGCTGAGGTTACTGATCAGGATGCGCTCAATCTTCTCCTCATCGTAGCATATCTCGATAGGCTTCTTCGTGGATTGGTTGAGCAGAATACTCCCAGCCGTGGAGATGCTAATAATCCTAGCAACGGGCTTTATAGTGTTATCCGATGTCATATCAAAAACCCCGTTATTCTTCGTTACGGTAGCCTTCGTAGAGAAGATAGATAAATCCTCTTCAATACGCTTGATACGAGACTTGTCACGCATGGGGTTGAATCCCGCCCTTGTAAGCCTTTTAGCGTCCTTCAGTTCGTCGAACAGGCCGTTGAATATGTTTAGCTGAGCTATGGATGCAAACCGATTGAATTCGGTCTCGGTAACAAAGCCCTGCTGGTCCTTGTTAGCCAAGTCACGCAAGGTTTCGTAAACCGTTGCAACGCTAGCTCCGAATGTCTTTGCCATGAAGCAAATATACGAAAAAGAAAAAGCCCCCATTTTGGAGGCTCTTTCACATATATACTAGAAGGTTTATCCCAGCTGACGCTCCAGCTCAGCAACGACAGGGGCAGCTACCTCTGTCATGCAGTAGCGAACGAATACGTCTACTGGTTCTTGGCCCGCAGGGACCGATATAATATGTTTGTTGGTGTCGAACCACTTGATAGCGTCCTTGTCGGCCTTGATAATCTGGTAAGATATAGCCTGCTTAATCATGGACTTCATGGATACGACAGGGTTGTCGAATGACTCGATAAACGTCTTTGGTGATGCTTTAGCTTTGAGGAGCAGGTCGTGCCTTACCTCGGCGATAGGACGGTCGATATCCATCCCGTATGCCAAGGCTACGGCAAGCAGCTCATCCAACTCCTTGGTACGCAGCATGTTGATAGCATCGTTTACGAGGAACTCATTGTCAATGTCTACCTCTACTTTCTTTAGATTGTCCACCAATTCGAACAGACTACCACCGTTGGCCTTGTTCTGTGGGTGAATCTCAAGAAATGCTCTAAGGTTAGGCTGTCGCTCGTTTACAAAGAGTCTCCCCATACGGAAGATAACAGGGGTCTTCACAGACCGATCAGCCTGCTCATCCTTCCAGATAGAGTTCTCGTTCTCACAGTAGCGAATCTCTCGCACCATACCTGACTCTTCGTCGTATACCGTGATGCCGCTCTGCATAAGCATCATAACGGCTCCGCTTCCGTTAGCTTTGTACTCCTGTACCCCGCTAACTTTTTCTTCGCGTCGAATAGCCTTCTTCTTAGGCTGTTGCTTTACCTGTGGTTCAGCTACAGCGGTATCGTTGGATACCATCTTTGGTCGCCCACGCTGGGGCTTTTTAGTTGTTTGATTCATAATGATATTAAATTAAAGTTCGAAAAAAAAATAGTAAAAGAGTAGGGAGCCATTCTCCCCACTCAGTTACCTGTTAGTTTATCATGGGTCTACGAGACGCTAGCGGTAGCTGCGGCAAGAACAACTCCCGCTGGAAGCCCATCATCCTGAAGCTCTAAAAACTTTCCGTCAAGATACATGAGAGAAACGTGTTCGTTTTCTGCGTCAAACAACAAGGTCAACTCAGTTGATCCTTCTGCCGTCACAGTCAATGAAGTTGCATCATTACCCTCGCTATCTGCGTCAAGATTAGTAAGCTTCAAAGTGAATGAAACACCATCTGGAGTTGCTGGCAAATTAGCAGTGTAGGTAGCGCCTGAGCCGCCGTTGACAGTCAAGTTTACAAGCTTAGCGTTTGGACGAATGTCCATACCCTCAGTTACGTTAATCGTTTGAGTGTCCTCGACTGGGTAGAGTTGAAAAAATGATTTCATGTTCTAAGCATTATGAACATCAAGAGAAAGCCCCGAAGGGCCTTCTCTGTCAGTTCAGGTTAATTACTTCAATACAACGTGCTGGTTAGCAGCGCGAGTAACGAGGTTGCACTCAGAACGGTAGTTAAAGATAGCAGTATCCTTACCGTTTGCAGCATTGGTGTATCCGAGGACACCACCACCAGTTACCCAGTGCTCCATCTCACGAGAGTAGTTTCCAGCAGCCTTGTAGTTCATCTGCAAAGCTGGTGCCTTAACACCAGACTTAGCGTCAGCTACCTGAGACATTGGAATCATAGCACCCTTGTGGATGTTGTTCAAACCACCCAAGGTTGGGTCATTCAGCAACTTCCAGTCATGCTTGTGGAAAGTGTACCCACCACGAGTAAATGACTTAAAGCCGAGCTTCACAGCCAAATCAGCGTCGTTGTTAAACGCACCGAACTGACCAGCCAAACCAGCAGTCACCTGCGTAGCAATACCGTTAGCAAGCATATCGTCGATATCCAAAGATGTAGCTCTGTTTACGTACATAGCGTACTCAGCAGGAGCGCCTTCTTTGTCGAGTTCGAGGATGATAGAGTCAATGTCGCTCATAGAAGCGAAAGAACCCTGAGCGCCGCCAGAAACGGTAGCGACAATACCTCTACGTTCAACAGCCTGAAAGTAACCCTCAGAACCTGGGATAGATCCAGAAGCGTCTCCATCAGCAGCAGTTTCAATACCGCCAAGCGCAATAGATTGATTGTTAGCAGCAGCAGCACTTGTAGCGTCAAGCTGAGAATACAACAACATCATCTCACGCTGATTCATGAATCGCTTACGAGCATCCATCTCGTTCTTCAAGTACCACAAGTACTGACCGTTTACGTTCAACCAACCGATGTTAGTAGCCTGAGAACCATTTACTTCGTACATCTCCTTGGTGATGATGTATGGGTTTCTCATTCTAGTCAGTCCAGTCTGATAGAACTTACTTGGTTGATCCGTTCCCTGAGCGTACACATTGCCAATGATTGCAGCGGTGCCCGTTAAGCCAGCACCGAGAGCCTCGCCGTCGAGACGAACTACATCAAGAGTGCCAGAAGCAACCTTAATTACAACCACTCTTTCTCCAGTAGCCAGCAACAATACGTCGTTTACACGGCATGGAGTACCAGTAACGGTCAAAGTGGCGTTGGCTGGTGTACCAGAAACAGCAGCAGCTGAACCAGTGTATGCGACAGTCTTGTGCAAACGACCCTCTTCGTACCACTCAACCTCGTCAGAAGTTCCAGCGTTCTTTTTAGCACCTGTGAGCTCCAAGAAGCCAGTGATACCTTGATCGCCATAGGTAGCTACGTACAAGTCCTGTACGTCTGGTTTTGTTGGGTCTAACAAAGTTGCCAAAGAAGTGTAGTTCTCTGGGCCTGTTTGTAGACCTCCGTTTGACGGGTTAGCGTTAGACACCACCCTATTTGTTTGACCTGAAATAGCCATAATTTCTTATTTTTTAAAAGTTTAGATAAATCCGAACCCTCCTTTATTTACACCAAGCGCTTCTCTTAATTGTTGCGCCAGTGGGTCGGGTCCTGTTGGTGCGTTTCCTTGATTAGGAGACGTAGGGGTTGCGTTAGCCGCGTTCTGCACCACCGTTCTCTGCGCATCCGCCATCCCCTGTCTGTAAACAGACTGAACGATTTTGTCTACGTTGTCAATAACGGCTCTGTGCATATTCAGCATGTCGTAATCCCAACTGCCATCCTCACGCACGTAAGAATCAAAAAACTCGTCAAGGCGAGCGTTTTTCTCAGCGAGTTGACCCTTGTAGTTTTCATCCATGCCGAAGGTGAAGGTGCTGCCATTACCGAGGTCAAATTCAACCCCATCCATAGCGTCCAGCTCCTGCCGCATGCTCGAAACCCAGTTGTCATCAATTAATGAAGTCTGTTCTTCGGATGCCTGGCGTTCTGGGGTTCGATAACGCAATCGCATTTCATCAATACCCTTACGCGCTTTCTCCGCGTCAATCTTCATTTGCAGTTGCGAAAGTCGAACCTCGTCTTCTGAGTTGAGATCTGGGTCGAGCTTATACTTGCTAGAGACCAACAAACCGATTTCTTCTTGGGATAGGTTTGGGTAGTCAGATGCCATCTGCACCTGAATAGCAGTCATATCATCCATTTCGGAAGGATTTAACTGCTGGTAAATAAACCAGTCCTGCGGGTCGCGCCCTGTCTCTTCGACAAAGCTTGCGATCGCTGAGATTCGTTCGTCGAGCTCTCTTTGCTCCTGCTGTTGCGCCTGAAGGTCATCTAAAGAGCTAATGCTTCTCCCAAGCCTTTCGCTAAGGAATTCGAGCACTGCTCCCTCAATCTCTTCTGGTGCGTATTGTGGCTGGGCCTCTTGCTGATCAGGCTGAGGCTCCTCCATAATTTCTTGTTGTGTTTGCTCAACCTCTGGGGAAGCCTGCTGTCTAGGCTGTTCCTGGGGTTGCTGCATAGCGGCTACCTCCTCATCACTCAACATAGTGAATGACGGGGTAGACGTTTCTTGTTGTTCGGCTACGGGAGCCTGTTGCTCCATCTCAGCCGCTTGTGTGGTTTGTTCTTCCATTAAATTAAAATTGTATGCTTATTATGCTACGTATGCAATAACTTTACCTACAGCACTGTCAATGCCAGATATTCTTAGCTTAGTCCATCTGCCAAAAACGATAACACCAGCTTTAAAACCAACGGTGTTTGGCACATTTGGGAATCCTATGCCGCTATGAGTTGGGACGCCATTGGCATTTACAGCAAAATTATTCTCAGTTTCAGTTAAGTTACCCGAAGAGCCTTGTATCGCGGTGTTGTCAGCTAAAATCTGAATTGCTACAACCTTGTAGTCCTGAGAGGAAAGGTCCAGAAAACCATCATTAACATCGCTTTGCAGGTATACACCCCCTAACTGTCCAAAGTTAGCTAGGTTAGAATCCCCTTCCCTTATAAGATTTGACATGTCTTGTTGTTTTTATGCAAATATATAACTTATTGATTTAAGAGCGTTTCCAGCGGCTTACACGCCCTTTCTCTTTACTTTAGGCATGGTTAACCAGTTTAAACTTCGCTTCTTTAACGGCCCCAGGGTGAGGCTTATAATCCCCTTTCATAAGGAAGTACCGTCCTCTCTCCTCCATCCAGTGAAAACCAGCAGGGGCAGGAACAGACTTGGTAGCTGTGCTAATCTTGAGCTTACCACCCTTGTTGTATTTTACTGCGTTCATATTATCTAAAGTCTGTATGTGATACTCTGATAGAATCGAAGTAGGCTTTACTTCCAACGCCGAATCCGATCATCTCAATGATTAGTAAAGTAGCGCCCGTAGTGTGGTCCAAATCTCCGCTAATCGTAATCCATGTGTCATAAATTTGACTGTGTGAAGAAAAATAACTATCGAATGAACCAGATGCACCATATATAATTTTGTCAAGCCCTGTAAAATTACCAGCAGTGGGTACTGAATAGGTTATCTCATAGTATATAGTAGATCCACTTTCGTAGTCTGGAAGCGTACTTAAATCAAAGAAAAACGAGGTATCAAAGCTATTGCTGGTTGATGTTATTTCGTAAATACCTGTCTTCTGGACGTCATTAGAAGGTGTGTGAGAGGCTATCCATTGATCGCTAGAGGCGTAATTATTAACCCATGACTCTATACTGGAATCAAAACTCCATGTCTTATCAAGCCCTACTGGAGGCGGTGAACCAGCTGATCCAGCCGTATCATTTACCATCAACTGAAGTGCCACCCTATCTCCATTAGTATATGAAAAAGTATTTCCAATCCAAGAAGCGTTCTCTGTGGTTGTGTCAGCGGCATCGATATCCTTATATGCCCAAGCGGTAGCTATCTCATCTGCACTTGGGAAACCTCCAGCAGAGGCCGTTTTGATAGCCCCACCCCAACCAGTCCCGCTGACAGACCAACCTGTAGCAAAACCAGTATCGGCAGCTGCAAATGAAAGCGCGATAGGCGTGGAGCTTCCAGACTTAGCTATAGCTGCTGCTGTAACAGAGTCTGAGTCTGTGGCTGCCTGCGGAGTAGAAGATTGAACAATGGTTCCAGATGTCGCAGCATTCTTCACTCTATGGCAGTACCAGATACATTCAGATATGTCCCCCTGAGTATTCGCTATCTCGAACTGAACGCTACCAGACGAGTCAGTCTCTGTGCCGTCCGCCACCTTGTAGTAAACGCTACCCCCCAGGTCTGTATCTGGTGTTGTTGAGATATCTAACAGCTTAGTCCAACCAGCTGGGGTCGCCCCTGGAGAGGAATCACCGTAAGTTCTGGCGTCATAAAGTATCGTAACCAACAAAAGGTCATCAGCATCAACCCTAACTCCGTAGGTATACGCAGAGCTAGGAACTAGGTTTACATTAAACTGAAATGGATTCGTAGACGCGGGTGAGTTATTAGCTACGCCTGAAGAATAATCAGCTATGTAAGGATTTGTTTTAGGATCAGAAATAGGTATGTTTTGCGCTCTGAACAATATGTTCATGTAATCCTGAATCTCCTGCTCTTGAGCGTATCTGTCATCCTCATAGTAGATAGCAGCTAAAAGCTTACCGTCAAGATTGTATCCCTCTGCTCCACCAAGCTGCTTAAACTTCATCCCATTAGGGGAAGCCTGAGTAGGGGTATCGTCAATCTTGTTTATGTCGACCTCATTCTCGTTAAACACCAATCTTTTAGGGTCGCTACCGAGGTATAGACCAACTACATTGACATTCGTGTCTTTACCAAAAAGAGAGCCGACGTATGGGACTATACTCCCATCTATACTTACGTTTGTGCTAAATACTCCTACACCATCCTGAAACGACTCGTTATTAAATGCTGGAAAATCATTCTTAGCAAATACGCTTACGCCTTGGGTGGGTGTTCCACCAGTCAGTCCAGATATATCGGATCCAGCGCTTTCGTTCTGATAAACAAGTACAACGGACTTAGCCGTAAATGGCGTGTTTATGTTGAGAAAGCTGTCAGTCTGGCCCGTCCTAGTAACGCAGTTAAGGCCACATATACCGTCATCACCAGCCACCTCCAAGGAAGATGTGGCAGAGTCGTAAACCTTGGGCATGTTGAGCACGCTATTCGGGGTAGCGTATATGTTATCGTACTGAACAGACTGAGAGTACAGTTTGTAAAGAAAGGCGTCGTGATGGCCTAAATTGGCTGGATCTGAATATGACGGATTCCCAACGAGCTCACCAAAAGTCGTGACGTTTGTTATCTGTTGACTATTATGTCTTCTGATAACGTTAGATACAGGAGAGTTAAAATCTATATACCCAGAGTTGTTGGCGTAAACATCGGCATTTACAACGCCTCCATCCGCATCAGTAACCTCTACGTTTATTAAACGGACAGGGTTTTCAGCAAGAAGACCAGCAAAAGAAAACATTCCAAATATCGCCTTAGCCCCCTGAAACAGATTATAAAACGATTGAGGGGAGAACTTTTTTAGTTTCTCCTGGAGTGATGGTATATCCTCAGACAGGATCTGATTCGTCTTGTGCCTTCTTACGTGAATTCCAGTATTTTCATAGAAAAGGGCTGTATGAAATAAACCAAGGTTTTCTATAGAGAAAGAAGGGGGGTCAGACAAAACCCCGTTTGTAACGTCAACCTCCAGAGTAACAAGTTGCCCCTGATCCTCTGGCATCGTGATATTCTGTGTCGTATAATCCGAATAGTAGTCCTCGTTAACAAGGACAAGCGTGCTGCCCGAACCTATTGCTTCGTCAACATAAAGACCAGTAACCTTAGCGTATAGCGCATTATCATCCTGTCTAAAGAAATACTTAGTAGTGGATGAGCTGTCAAACTGAGCTCTGTAGTGAGCCGTAAACGACTGAACCATAGCATTAGACGAAAGCTTTCTGTTGTCGTCCATATTTACAGCCAAACCCCAATCTGTATTATACACAGATCCGTTTAAGCACAATATAGGGGCTGTAGCGACCTGAGCCGTAAGGTTGTTGGTGTTAGAGCTCTGATCGTAAAAAACAGTCACCAAGGCGGTTACAAGTGGATTGGCTTCCTCAAAAACTGGATCGTTAGCATACAGATTTTGACATAGAAACCCTCCAAGAAACTCCGACTGAGAAGAACCAGATAGAATCTCGATAGGCGAATCAAGAGACACCTTACCATATTGGTCTGGGTATACGAGAGCCTCGGCTTCTTGGTCTCCCGTCCTTAGTACCTTAATGATAGCTCCAGAGTACGCTCTATTAAGCAATTTTAGGCTATAACCGCCAAGGCAGTCGTTATCGTAAAGTTCTAGAGGCTGTTGATTCATATTTAATACTTGTTATACCTTGGTAACAATCTTATTGTTTGACCGCTGAGATCTTCTTCAGGAGTCTCTACTGGAGATCCTTGCGGAGAAACCTCAGCGCCACTAAATGTACTTCCGTTTAGCAGTGTTATGTCGTAATCCCCATCGGCTCTAGAACCATTGACAACATTAGCGACTAGCTTCAGGGTTTGTTTAACTTCATATGAGGCGCCGCCCCCCTGCATATTGAAATCCTTGGAGAAAACCCAATTATATGTATCTACGTCTCCAACACTGGTTACAGTCGGGGTAGCATCCGTACTGTAATTTACTCCGTCGAGCTGAATTTTCAGGTCAAGTGCAATATTAAAATCATAAGGGTACAGCGACTTATCTATAGACAGACTTAAGTCTCCAGATATCTGAGTCTGTTGATCAGAGCTGTTTATGTAGACAAAAACACTATTTTCATTGAGGGCACCAGACCTGTCGTCAAACTCTAAATCATGGACAAAGTTCTTGGTGCTAATAGAGAGATCGGATGTTCTGGAGGAGTCAAACTCCCACAAGAAGATATTATTGCCAGAAAGTGGCGGAGTATATCCAGATTTGGTACTCGTGCTCATCACGGCTCCACTGGGAGCAGGTATTGAATCCATTATCAAAGAACTTGAATCATAACCTACTGGTATTGAAGGTGAATTAAATGTAGGGACAATCACTTGAGTAAATGTTTTATTCCCTTGTATTGACGCGGTGTACGTTCTTTTATTAGACCCAAATGATATCTGATTTATTTTAAATATCTGGGCTTTATGTTTATCATCTGCATAACTTCCAACGCCGTCGTAAGAAAGGTCAGAAACTTTAGCTGTGCCGCTAATCCCAAAGTTTGTTTTTTCCTGATTCGTAGTATAAACAGGAACATCAGATACGTCAAACTTAAACGTATGTATTGCAAAGTAAGTTGGCGTTCCAGCTATTGTAAACTGCTGGGTTACACTGTTTACAACGGTAGACTCTAAAGCGTTATTAAGGTTAGTTACAGTCAGGGCTAGCAGCAAATCCTCTACAGCAGATGAATTTCTAAGCCCGATAACGTTAATTTTGGCTTTTATTACCTCGCCATTAAGTTTGTCGTACCAAGGGTCTGGGGGCTTTACAGTTGAGGCAAAAATAACCTTAACTACGATCTGCCTGTTTAGAACCGATACAGACGGTATCGTTTGGGTATTTCCATCATTAATTATAGCCAGGGCAGAATTCTGCCCAGTCGGAACGATGTTGTTCGTGTAATCCGCTTTACCTTTTATGGATTCAGAGTACACATATCTGTCGATAGCGGTTTCAACGAGTCGGTTAGGTTCTAAAACATCTCCAAAAGCGCTTAACACGTTAAAATTAATCCCGTTTGGGATAAGGGTATCTTCACTATACACGTTGATAGGAGTCTGAGGAACCGACATAAGTGCCTGTGGAGCGTCCAAAACATTACCTCTGTGTATAGCTAAAACAAGATAGTTTAAATACTCATCAGTTTCGGGATTTGTGGCGTGAATTAAACTCCCTATACTCTCTCCAGTTACTACCTGTATAGTCCATCCTGATGAATTGGTTAAGCCGCTAAGATACCCGACAGCAGGATCTATCTGTTTTTTTAGAAGAAAAAAATCATTCGGGCTTGTGCCTAATTGAAAAGCAATGCAGATATAAGGGTCTTCTGAAAAGTTATTACTAGCGTTTGATATGTCAGATATTACTGCAAAAACATTAGGGGTAGTAAGGCCATAGTTTCCAAAAAAATTAGCGATCATGTAGTTCTCTACGGCAATCGACAGGACATCGTTGTTTGGAAAAAGGGCACCATTAACATACCCATTAAGGTTAAATTCAGCCTCGGCTGGGATTATTTCCCAGTCTGTATATGTCGGTACATATTGCGCTTCCCCAACCTCAGTCTGCAAGTCTGAAAAGGTGGTATTGGCATCGTATGACCCAGCACTTAAGTGTAAAAAAGAATCAGGGCCGACCTCGTATGCTGTGTCGCTAGACATAGCGTATATGATGGAGCCATCAGACTCACCTGGTTCACCTAGATTATAAACCGTATCCTCTACCACAACCTCAGACGAAACAAGCGTTCCAGTCCTGTTGCTTATAGATCTTGCTAATCCTAACATGCGTGTATAGCGTTTATGAGCCCTTCACCCATTTCTTTGAGCTGGACTTAGTTTTACTGGGGGACCATTTAATTTTGTTAGACCACCAGGCAGCGCTGGTCTTTCCCTTGGCTATGTTCTTCCTGTGCCTGCTCTTAAACGCCTCACGCTGACCAGCGGTTTGGTTAGTCTTTACCCCAGCCTGACCGAAGCGAATAATCTTGATCCTGCCGTTATCACGGACGGCTACTACATGGGACTTCCCACCACTCGTAGAACGCTTGGGTTTGTTGAGCCCAGAAAGCCCGTATCTCTTTAGCTTATTCTTTTCAGCATCAGTCATACAGCAAAGATAGTAAAAACAAAAAGACCCCTTTCGGGGTCTTTCTGACTCGAAGAACCACTGTTCATCAGTAGATTGAATAGAAGGTGTTTATGTTGTCCTCGATGCCTGAAATATCGCCCTGCTCGTCGTCAAAAATTATAAATTCATAAGCCTCTTCAGGACCCCAATTGGTGATGTTTAATCGATTGAAAACAATTGAGTTCGCTGGTATTGAGCCAGTTGTGGCTAAACCTGTAACGTCTACACTTCCATTCATTCGCAAAACTCCGTTTCCGTTTTTTGTTGAAGCGGTCGTTAAATTAATTATTGAATTATTGACGTTTGTTGTCCCTGTTAGTGTCACTCCACCACTTATAAGACGCATTTTATCACTTTGAATGTTGTAATCAAAACCCGTCCCATTCAAAAATCTCCTATCAGTCGACGCTTTCCAAACACAAGCAATGGTATACGGGTTGGCAATAGAAGAGCCTATTGGATATTGGGAAACAGTCATATTGATAAACACTTTACCATTAGCATTCAAGTTTATCGTTCCTGCGTTTACAATAATTCCCCTGTCATTATCCACGGATGTTGCTAAATCCAAACCGTTTCCGCTTTGGTCGTACCACTTCGAAACTCGCCCCGTATTCGAACCGCAATGCGCAGCAAGTGCAACCGTATCCAACTCGCCGAATACGTTGAACCCGATGTCCGCATAACTCGAGCCGTTGTAAACTTCTACCGCTGAACCAACATAGCTAGAGTCCAAAAGCCGCAAGGAATAAGCAGCCGCCGCCCCTGAATACGTGTCGAGAAGTGGCGTGTTTTGGGTAAAGTAGTCGCCTATGTTGGATTCGATGGAGGTGCGGACGCTGGATTTGTTAGTTGTGTACAAGATAAATTCTTGAAACAATCCGTTTAACATATAGCTGTTGCCAACCCTTCCACCTAAATAGCTATTCGATAGAGTAACGGTACTACTTCCGAATATTGACGAAAGCGTTTGCTTTCCCGCAAATGCGGCATATACATCCCCGCGATTTGCAAGCGTTACAGAAGTACCCGACGCATAATAAGAAGTTGATGATACGCCAAAAATTATGCTCGTGTTCGTATCATTTTCTTCTGCAACAGGTACAAATAACTGTGGGCTTTCGCTGGTTTGCACCATCCATTGGTTAGCAGCCCCCGAACCAATATAGTTACCTGTGTAAAAATATGAAAGGGAATCCGCGTTTGTAATGCTAAGGCCGAGTTGAAATTTATCATTACTCCCGTCGAAATCCAACGCCAATTTACCGTTCTCCTTCACCAACGCCCCGCCTGTGTAAATCGTCGGCTCGTCTCCGCTTTGCGCCGTCGCGTCGTTCCCGTTTCCTGATTGGTCAAGCCATTGATAGACCGTGCAAGTCGTGCCTGTACAGAAAGTTTCTATAGCAGTTTCGTCTATATCCCCGTTAGCGTCAAACCCGATGGTTGTGGTAGTCGAGTCAGAAGCCCTGCGGATTACCATGCAGTCTGTCTGGTCTCTACGAAGTTGTCTAGTTGAGTATGCTGCCTCTGCACCCTCACCAAACTGCTCATCAAGAAGTTTAGCACTTTGGAAGTACGCGGAGATATTGCCTTCGATGTCGGTGCGGTTAGCAGATTTGTCGGCGTCGTATATAATTACTTCCTGAAATCTTCCCGCTTGAAAATCGCCATAATCTCGGGCCAAACTTTCTACTCTCATAACACCGTAACCGTTGCCCAAATTGGTCACCGTGCCGCCATTGGACGCAACATCGTAATTATCGTTGGTGGGGTTTAAACGGAAATAACCTAACTGTTGTCCTATAACTTGTGGCGCTCCAAGGTCATGATATCCGCTTCGATAGAATCCAATCCCGCCACCTGTTGACGTGCCCCCATAATATATATTACCGCCTGCATTAGTGGATGAAAATAGAAGGTAGTTAATCGCGGCTAATGTGTGTGTGCTTGCTATTGAAAAAATAGTTTTAGCACTTAAAACTTCTGTGTCCAGATTTAAGACGCTTGGGTCTGTTGTCGCAAAATCTAAAGCCAAACGACCCCCTTCTTTTACTAATGCTCCGCCTGTGTAAATAATAGGTTCTTTTCCACTTGGTGCGGTCGCGTCGTTTCCATTTCCTGACTGGTCTCGCCAAACTTGAACGGTACACGTAGTGCCACTGCAAAAGGTCTCGATAGCTGATTCGTCAATCTCCTCACCTACGAATCCAATGCTTTGCGTTGTGCCGTCAGCTCTACGGATGGTCATACAATCGCCCGAGTAATTCCCGTTCAGACGACGTGTAGAGTATGCTGCCTCCGCCCCACTCCCGTATGACTCGTTTAGCAACCCTGTGAACGAAGGGGCCTGAACCACCTCCTCCCAGGTAATCTTAAGAGAGATCGGGGAGGTACCACCTGTACGCTCGTTTAAATACGCAAGAAGCGCTGTCTTCGCATCGTTATACGACGTGTTATCCGCTATAGCCGTAAACTGTGTCCAGTCAGCAGAAGTATCTGGGTCTGCCTTAGCTTTCTCTGAGTAGTATAGCTTTCGTTGGATGTCATACCCAGCGGTAGGGGTGTCGCTCTGTGCGCTCTCGTGCAAACCGTCACCGTCGGCCCTTGCTGTGTAATAGAGCTCCACGGTTTCGGTAGCCCCAGTTAAGAAAGTCTGAGCGTCTGTAGCGTATCTCTGGTGGTAATAAGTAGCTGGGACAGAGGGTATAGAAAGCGCTTGGGCAGTCCACTGACTACCGTTATACTTTAGAATTGCACCTGAAGCTGGGTTTGTTGGAATATTTACGTCAGTAAGGTCGTTCAAAACAGACGCCCCAGCATCCCCTGTAGTCCAGAAATTGTTACTGAAAATGAGAGCATCCCCTTCAGCTGGAGCACCTACAATCTTAACGTCAGTAAGGTCGTTTATAGATACTTCTACATTCCCGTTAGCGTCTGGTTCTTCACCATTAATCGTCTTTACAGCCCCAGCATCACCAGCCACGAAGCTACCATTCTCGTATACAATAGTCTGTCCGTTTGTAATGCCTGTAGTATCTACGTCGTTTAGCTCGTTTAATGAGAGCGAAACGGAGGACAGGGCAGAGACCCCAGGGGAGACCCTAATTACATTTCTAGTAGAACTGCTGGAAACAGTTACCTTGATGACGTCATTCTCTATTACAGCCATAGTTATTAGATACCAGCCCGCTCCGAGGCTTTTTTACAATGATTCCTATCGATTGAATCCAACAGATTAGTCAACCACACACCGAGGTTAGACAGGGTTTTCTCACGCTGGTTAGCACCAAGCACAGCAGAAACAGAGTGCGTACCGAATGGCACACCACCACGCTTAATTAGAAGCCTAACAAGGAACTTTGAGGCGATAACCGACACAACCTTAGACAAGCCTCTAAATAACTCGTATATGGACGCCCAGATAGTTCTGATGGTAGTTCTGAGTACGTAATAAATAGATTCGATAATAGAATACACAAAACCCACAGGGATTGCGATAACCGCCACAGCAATCAAGAAGAGTATCTTAATAACCTTCTCTATCATAACTCAGGTTCTTCTGGAAACCATCCGTTATCCACCATATGCTGGTGGTCACGAATAGTCGTTGTCGATGGTACGATATGTCCAAACGGGAACTTACTGTTCGTATGGACGTATGCAGACAGGGCGTATCGCTCCTCATTCGTCAGATCAGGGAAGCACGCCACAAGCTTCTCTAGGTTTGCCGCTTCGTGGACGTGGATTAGGTAATCCGTATCGACCTGAAGAGCATATTGTGTCTCATCTGGATGAGATACAATCCCAAAGACGGTTGACGCCTTTTCGCCTTCTGCCTGAATGAGAACGGGACGCGAGATGTTGTATAGTTCTCGCGTGATTTGCTTTGCCCGTGCTTCGCTTGTCTGCGTGGGGGTTGGAAGTACGATGATATATTGCATTAGTAGATGGAATAATAACTATTCACGTCGGAATGTATGGTTGTTATGTTGGTGTCGTCGTAAGCTGACCATAAAATTACTTCTTGAACATACCCCTGCATTATACCACTTGGATTGCTGTCCACGTACCCAATTCTAAACTCTTGAGTTGTCCCGCCAAAAGAAACCGTATCTGTATTTATAGTGCTTGAACCGTTGGCATATAACTTTTGAGATGTAGAATTTAAAGCAGCACTAAAAACCACTTGTTGCGAATTTGGGCTAACTGCAACGTTTTGAGATAATGTGGTTGCTCCCAACCAAAGCGTCGTATTTCCTGGTCGGGCCTGAAGGGTGAAAGTTGCTAAAGTCTTTGACCCAATGATAAAACAATAATATGGAATATTGGAAAACACTGACGTAAATGTCACGGGATTTTGTACGATAGAGGTTGTTGTTTTAAGATAATCATCAATGCCATCAAAATATAAAGATGGCTTCTCATTTCCTGCGCTACCCCTTGTAACAACGCCCGTCGTCGCGTCGTAAATCTTCGGCATCGCTGAAGTTCCTACTGTATCAAGCGTGATGCTGTTTCCCGATTGGTCGTACCAGTAACGAATGAACCCATTGTTTGACCCACAGTGGGCAGCCAAGGCTACCGTGTCAAGCTCTCCAAAAACATTGGGGTAGATGTCAGCGTAACTCGTGCCGTTCCATACGTTTATCAAAGCCCCCGTATACGTCGAGTCCAAAAGCCGCAAGGAATAAGCAGCCGCCGCGCCTGAGTACGTGTCGAGGAGTGGCGTGTTTTGGGTGAAGTAGTCGCCTATGTTGGATTCGATGGAGGTGCGTTCATTCGTTCGGTCGTCTGTATAAAGAACAATCTCTTGCATCTTCCCATCCCAAGAACGATTGCCGTTGTTTCTGTCTTGTGATAATCTTCCTACTACCCCGTTCGCGTCCACGTGAATCATACTGTAGAGCGTTCGTTTTTGCGGTCTTACAACGTTGCCATATGTCGCAAGAGTACCGTCCAATCGGTTACTGCCTTGATTGGAATCAAGTGGAGCATACAAAATTTGCGAGGGGTTACTTAAACCACCGTGATAAAAAGCTCCTGATGAATCTCCAAGTAAAAAACTAAGACCTGTGTAGCTGCTGCCAGTGTAATTTAAAAAAACAGATTTTACGGTTGTTAACCGTGTGTCCATATCTAAGTTTTTGCCCCACGTCCATAAACAAGCCACCTTGCCGTCTTGCTTCACTAACTCTCCCCCCGTGTAAATTGTGGGTTCAACTCCCGTACTCGGTGCCGTCGCATCGTTCCCGTTTCCGCTTTGGTCCCGCCATTGATACACCGTGCAGGTAGTACCCGTGCAAAACGTTTCTATCGCGCTCTCGTCGATGTTGCCTGAACCGTCGAACCCTATGGTTTGAGTCGTCGAATCCGATGCCCTGCGAATAACCATGCAGTCTGTCGCCGCGTTTCGAAGTTGCCGCGTTGAGTACGCCGCTTCCGCGCCGCTGCCATAGGATTGGTCAAGCAAGTACGCCGTTTGGCTCACCTCCTCCCACGTCATTTTTAAACTAATCGGAACCGTCCCGCCCGTGCGTTCCTTCAGGTAAGCAAGTAAAGCCGCCTTCGCGTTGTTGAATGTCGTATTGTCGGCGATGGCTGTGAACTGCGTCCAATCGGCTGACGTGTCGGGATTGGCCTGCGCTTTCTCAGCGTACCACAACTTTCGCCGAATATCGTAGCCGCTGGTAGGCGTGTCGCTCGATGCACTTTCTGCCAATCCATTACCATCACCCTGAGCAAAGAAGTAAAGCTCTACGGTCTCTGTAGCTCCTGATCGTAGCGTCTCTGCTTCGGTAGCGTAGCGCTGATGGAACTGAACGTCCACAGCGATATCATCCCACGTAACGTCATAATCGGTGTTACTGGCTTTTACAAGCGCCTGACCAGTAGTTCCACCAGACGGTAAGGCCTCTAAGTCTTCGTTCAGCCATTTACCGCTAGCAGAGTCATAGCGAATAATCTGATCGTCCTGAAGGTTTGTTATGTTCGTATCCGCAAGTCCGCTAATCCCAGGCGTAGGAGGCGGGGACGGGATTGTAATAACTACGTCTCCTTCTTGACCATTTACGCTCTTTACACCACCAGGTACCCATTTCTGAGTGTTAGCGTCATACACAAGTGAGTCACCCCCCTGTGGGTTTGGTATATTCGTGTCGCTCAAATCTGCAAGCGTCGTAGCCACGGCCTCCATAGCGAAAGTGCCGTCTGCCTGCTGCGTAAGTACATACCCGTCAGCCCCATGCTGCGTATTAACGTCAATAAGCTCGTTTAAATACAGCTGCACGCTAGAAAGCGCAGATACCCCAGGCGACACCTTGATCACATTGTTAGATGGGGTTGTTATCTGAATCTTTACGCGGGCCATTAGGCTGTAATCGTAATGTCTTCGTTAATCTGGAAAGTACCGTACAGGATGGTTTCTACGATATCTGGATTTGCACTGGTGTCTACCTGCTGTATGTCGTATACGTAAAGACCAGCAGCAACCCCCATGTCATCGGCTGAGCAAGTGAACACAACCTCCCCAGAAGCACCACCAGTTATTAAATCAACCTGAATAGCACCATCAGTAGGGGTTGTAATTCCAGTAGACATTATTCGGTTCGTTGCAAGTGTGTTATCTGTATCTGCTGTTCGAACGTCCATATTGAAACTCCACCCGCTAGACAAGTTAACAGCAGTTCCGTTCTCATCGCTGATCTGTAGTTTCAAGGCAAACGTATCGTTCTTTCTGCAAACGATATCTACTCTCTGGGATTGGTCTAAATTAAGTTTGTTAGCCATCTTATTGTCCTAATATCTGTGATGTAATATCTCCTGATTCTTCTGGTAGCTCCCCTCGATCCCCCTGTCTCTGTGAGATGAGTTTGCTCTGCTCTGTAGCTTGTTTCTTCACACGCTCGTCCTTCCTGTCTTCCTTAAGAACCTCAAGCTTTTCTTTAAAGTTCTTGTCGTCTTCTTTAAAGCCAAGCGTAGCCTGCGCTTTAATCATCTCAATCTCTTTTCTAAACTGATGCTTCACCTCCTCAAGCTGGGCTTCAAGTTGCATCTTGAGCTGCATCTCCTGAGCGTTTAGCTGAGCCTGCATCTGCATCTCTTGCTGCTTGGCCTGAGACGTAGCCTGAGCCGAGGCCTGCTGAATCTGAGCCTGCTGCTGCGAGTTCTGCATAGCGATCTGCTGGTTCATAGCGATACGCTTTTTCCTGCGAACAATTAACAGCCTTTCTGCCTGGTTGATGTCTTTGAGCTGACGTACCGCAATAGCATCCTCTAGGTCGATCTCTTTCTGAGATAGCGCTATCTGGATATTCTGCTCCAGGTACTGACGCTCCGCCTCCTCCATCTCCTTCACTACGCGCACACCGAAGTTGTACATAGCCAGGTTTCTAAATGAGCTAAGCACACTCATATTCTCTTTCCCGATAGCATTCTCGTAGATGCGGTACAGAATAGAGTCTGGATGGATTACCTGTATACACTTCACGATATCGCTACATACCTTCTTGTAAAGTACCATAGACGAATTCGTGATGTCGTAGATAGCGTTATTTGCCGCAGCCAGAGCCTGCTGTCTAACCCCGACCAAAGCATCCGTCTTGGGTGACGAAGCATCCATAACCTCGTTAATCCCCGTAGCGTCACGAATCATTCTCAGGTAGTGGTTGTACAGCCCGATAAGTTCGTTGATATTTCGGATGCTATTGCCGATCTCTCTGATTGGCGGATTCTGGAAACCACCCTCTGGGTTCTTGCTTCTATAGTAGAAGACACCCGTCTGCTCGTAGATATCATGCAGATCCAGCGGCTGCAATTCCCCACCTTTTCCGAGCTGTACGTTCTCCAACCCCTCGATATCGATGATGATACCGTCTGGTTTTGCTTTGGCAACCGCCTGCTGAATCTTAAGGTGCGTAAGCTGCAACTGGTCGGCAAAGCCGATACAGCTGTCCACCATAGACTTAGGCATCATATCCAGGATGTTCGTAGCGCACGCCGAGTACGAAAGATTCGTTCTGGAGATATCGTGGATATTCTTAGGTATGTTGTGCTTCTTCCCGTAGTTAAACAAGAAGTCCGTACCGAGGATATAGCTACCACCATACAGGGTAGCGTTCTCCATCTTCATGACGTCTCTGTTGAATACAGAGTTTTGTGGAGCCTTGTAGTTCTCTCCTTTAGAATAGAAACCGATATTTCCGTAGCGGCTTTCTTTCGATTCGTAATACTCGCAATCCACAGACATGAACTCGAAGTCAAGCACCTCGATCATGTACTCGTCATACCCGAACTTAGTCACGCTATTCACCCTGTCGTATGAGGACTGGTTGAGTTTTGCTATGTCATACCCGTATTTCTTCTGGGCGTCCTGGGCGATCTTCTTATACTGCTCCTCTGTAAACTGATCCCCAGCCATACGCTTAAGCTCGTGTAGAGGGATATATCGAACATTGCCAGCATATACAAGGTCACTAAAGTTAGGGTCCTCAGTAAAGCTATGGACAAAGTTGATAGGGTCGATATAATCTGTTTTAATACCATAGCTAGGGTCGTTCGTGCGCTTGACAACCGCCATACCGAGCACGGCTAGGTCATTTACGCAGCGACGAAGCGTGGTATCGTTGAAGTCATTCCACTCAAGTGTAAGATTAGTGGCGATCTGAGCAGCAATCTCAGAGGACGACTTGATATTGTTGCCGATAAATATCTCGGCCTCCTCCAGCGTTTCTGGGATATCCTTCGTCTTCATCCCTACGCTTACCCCTGTCTTTTCCTCGATCTTAGCCAGCTCCTGCTTAGCGGCAATCATCATCTCTAGCTTGCGGCGCTCTTTATCCTTCTCGGAAGAAGAGAGCGGGTCGATAGCCTCTAGATTTGGGTATGGGGAGAGCGAAAGAATCTTGTTTACTACGATCCTTACGAACTTAGGTAGGATAGGTACTGGGGTGAAGTCCAGGTTGAGCATGCTCCCGTCACCGTTATTCGGGTCCAGGGAGGTGAGCAACGACTTGTATATCGCCGTGTCCTGCGTACCGTTTGCGTATCTACGGTTTCTCTCGAATATCTTTCTTCGATTCCCGTAAACAGAATCCTGCTTATCTATCTTCCCCCACTGCTGATATATAGCCTTAGCATATTTCAGCCCATAGTCCAGCCCTCCCTTTATGTCGGAGGTAGCCAATGGATCTGGAAAGCTAGAAGAATTATTATTATTTTTGTACATCTGCAATGAGTGGAGTTATTTTAACTCAATGCAAATATAGTAAAACTACAAGTGCCAGGCTTTTGGCGTGTAGGTCCTGATAAATTTCTTGTCTGAGAAGTTCGCTTTTGGTTTTTCTTTCTTCTCTTTTTGGGCTGCGAGAAGGGCCAATCCAGAACTAATCGTAAGGTCAAACTTGGTACGCTTGTCTATCTTATACCCTATCCAGTCTTCTAAAGTCCTGTTAAACAGCATCTTACCCATCTCCCCGTCCTCTGCGTTTACACCTACGTGGTCGTGGATATACGCTTCGATAGCCTGGGCGTGCGACTGGATGACGTCCTGAGAGTTCGATGGTATCCCCTTGGTTCTTACGTTTGCTGACGAGTTCGGGGTTTTCAGATAGTCTGGGCGGTCCATCAGATAACCGTCATATCCTCTCGACTCAAAGTACCTTGCTATCCCGTATTTGTTGTTTTCTATCAAAAGCGGGTACCCATAGAAAAACGAACACATAAGTACGTCTTCATAGAATATACTGGCGAGGTCTGGACGAGAGGCATACTCCACTACGAACATATTCGGAGGTACGTCCATATTGAACTTGTTGTACATATGCAGCGCACCCTTAGACCCTCTCCCGTCTACAGTGGCATCCAGGTCATATGAGTCAACCCCGCCTACACCTATGTGTGCATTGGGGGCCATACGCTTACCCCGATCGTCTGCCTTTTTGTTTCTGAGGTGGTCTGGCGGTAGCCACGCTACGCGGAACCTTCCGTTCGGGTCTGGGGAGAATACAACCTCCTCGTCCTTTACTCTCCAAACGAAATTACCCTGCACCACGGGGTTAGGGTATAGATTATCATTATGCTCAATCTGTTGATATATCTTGCCTATATTGAACAGACTACCCTCGATACTATCCCTGAACGCCTCGTCCTCGGTAAACGGAAACTGCCTGATGATCTCGTTTAATTCCGAGGGGTCGTCCCTAAAAGAGTGGCGTTCGTTTTTCAGGTACTTACGACTCCCCTGGTCTACGGGGAGACCATCGACCCCTTCTATTTCTTTCTCTGGGTCATCGACTACGGGGTTCCCGTATTTATCGAAGAACCCTTCTAGGGCTTCGTATGCAGGGATAAAGATGCGATAGAGCCCAGAGCGTGTACGCCCGTTGTTGTTGCGTTCGTTAGGGTCGGAGTCGTTCCACAGACCTTTATACTCCTCCCCACCTTTATCCATAGGGTTTACTGTACTTCCTACCAGCGCCTTCCCTACTACGCGCTTACCTACGATCAAACAGGTACGCTCTATACGCCATGCCTCGCGTATGTCGGTAGGTTTCTCCCACTTCCCAGCCTCATCGAGATACAGCATATGTAGCTTCTCCCCGTCATAGGCGTTGTTCGTGGTGTTCTTCCAGTTGATTACCGTATTGAGGGCATCCCCACGCTGCGACGTCTTATTCTTTTTGGTGATACGTTTCGATGGCTCACGGAAGGCCAGCTCCATACGGGGGTTCGTGGTACCGTCCTGGATAGGTTTGAAAAAGAATGGGTAGCCTCTAAAGATAGAGACTATCTTCTTCATGAAAATATTCTCCTGCGCGTCTTTACCAGTCTTTGACTGGATGCCGAGAAGCTTCTCTTTAACTTGACTAGCTTCGTCAACAAGGACAGCAGAGCATACATTAGTGTAGCCAGAACGACGACACTTAGTATATAGCTGACCGAAACAACGAGGATCAGCTTCGCACGCAGCCATGTGGAGAAAGATTTCTCTCTGGAAAGCAAGGTATGATGGGTATCCGATATCAATTTTAGACCATTGAAGAAACATATAGTGTCGCC